ACCATCACATACGACGAGGCGGCCGAACTCGAGGGCTTGATCGCTAACTCGATCAAAAGGGCGAAGACCGTCACCCTTGGGCAGAACGTCGGGGTCGCGGGTTTTTATGCCGCGTGCCTTTCCTATTACGGGGAATCGGAAATCCTGGACGGGGATAGGTTCGTGGGAAGCACGACGAATCCACAACTCAACCAATCGACCAAATTCTTCGGCGAATTCGTCGGCGACGACAAAATGCTTGTCATAGCGAAAAAGAGAACCTACCCAACTCCTGCGTCTCTTACCATCAGTCACTCGGTTTACGTCGTTTCCGGCGGTGCACAAAACCCGATCGTGACGGAAATGGTCGACAGCGAGAAATTGAGTTCCCTTTTCGACGGAACCGCCGCCAAGAAAGCCGTCGCCGACCAAAACGGCCACGTGATCGACTGGACATACGCGACAAAGGCCGAAGTCGTAGCCGCGAACAACGTCGGCTACATCGTGATCGACGATGAGAACGACGATGAGAACGGGAACCTCACCGCCGCCCAGGTAGCCGAAGCCAACAAGGACGTTTGCTTCATCCAATACACCAACAGCGAAGGGACGATGATGCTCGTTTCCTACTACTTCGGTAGGACGGATAGGTATTTCTGGTCGTTCATGACCAATACCCTGGAAATCGGGGAACCCGACGGATCCCCGTGGGCCTATAGGTTCAGGCAGGCGACGATCATCCTGCGGGACATCGACGACCCGACATCCGCCACTTGGCAGTTCAACGAGGACGACGATGTCAACGTCACCCACGAAGCCGAAGAAGGCTCTGTGGATTTGATCACATCCGGGGGCGTTTACAATGCGGTCTCCGCTTTGGAATCCAAAATCTCCGCCGTCGATGACAAGGTAAACTACGCCATCGAAGCCATCACGAAGAAAGACCTCTACGAGACCCAAGAAGCCACCTTCCAAGGCATGACCGCCGTCCCCGCTGGCGCGATGGTCAAGGCTTATTTGGACGGGTTCAAGGGGAACTCGGCGGTGGTGAACCAACTCGTGCGAAACGGGAACTTCGCTTCGACTTCCAATTGGTATACGCTAAACGGCACTTTCTCCGTGTCGGGGAATGTGGCTACTTTCACGCAAACGGACATAAGTGCTTATACCAGACTTACGCAAACTTTGGCGAACACCCCGATTTCGGGTCACACATACCTCCTTCTTTTTGAGGTCAAACACGACTATGCGGAAAGTATTGCCATCCAATCGGTGTTCGGCAGGGATATTGAAAAGACGGTTTCGCCTAATTCGTGGTATTCCTATGAGGCTGTGTATGTTTGCAATGAAGCCAATAAATATGCGTCTATCTCGACAAAGGCAGGGGCGTTGAGCACCACTTGTAATGTCCGAGTAAGAAATGTCATGCTCATCGACCTTACCCTCGCTGGTCTTACATCCGCCGAAATGGCCGATGTCGCGACCGCCAAGGCCGCCCTTAAACACAAAGGCATGGATATGGATGTGGATTCCTACATCCCCTACAACGCGGGGACTTTGACCGACAGCAAGCCGACGAAACTGATTTCGTATGGGTATAACCTATGCGACGGAGAAGTCGAAGGCGGGGCTTATTGGGGCGCAAATGGTGAAAAAACATCTAGCCAGAATGCCTTCCGAGCAGCCAACAAATTCAAATGTTTTGGCGCAGTTTTGTCCACGATTGAGTGGGCCTCGTCTTTAGGGGTTTCCACCATTGCCATATTCTATTGGGACAAAAACGATGTATACATCAATTACTATTCGAAAACCGTCGCCACGAACTCATTAACATTCCTGCCTCCATCGAATTGCGCCAAAATAAGTTTTGCATTTTCCAAGTCTGACAGCGGATGGGGAAGCAACCCGCCCACCAAAGCCGAAGCGCAACTTTGCTTCCACCTAGCCTCCGCCTCTTTGGGCTACAAACCCCATGTCCCCGCAATCGAATACGACCTCACCATGCCTACCCTCAAATCCGCTGGTAGCGTGCAGGACGAGAGCAAGGCGGGGGGAAGTTTGGTGGATACCTATAACCTCGGTAGTGGCGCATGGTCAAAAAATGGGGCAAATGAGTTTTATTCCACGAGCCTATCCTCGTTAATCAAAAAACCGGCGAGCAACTCGGTTAAGGCGGATATTCTATGCCAAATCTATGTAACTGATGGTTTGGACAATGTTTTCAATAAAACTATGGACAAATCCATTGGCGTTTATTCTAGCGACGGAACCCTTCTCGTTTGGGATAATTCCAAAGCGGGAATGAATCCAGGTGAGTTCAAGACATCGATGACGGATATTCCTTTGAATTACGCCAAAACCACAGCCACCGACTTCACCGACCCCATTTCCTACCCCGAAATCATTGATGTCGAGGCAGGCGGTTCTGTCGAGGTCGTGGGCGATGGGTGCGACGCGACCACCAAGGTCTACTTCTATGTGGAGGCTTAAGGGATGAAAGACAGGTTGTTCATCGCTTACATCAGCGTGTCGCTCATGTTCGTCCCCATGCTTATGGCTGGTTGCGGATTGGTCGTGTTCGTGAGCATGTATCGCAACGACGACGGGCCGTTCTTCGAGCCGTTCGTGTTGGCGCTGGTCATTTTGTCAATCATAACCCTGCTGAACCTAGTGGTCATAATGGCGATTGACCTCGTGGACGACTACAAGCACCGCAGGGTAGCAACCGAAAAACAGGAAACGCAGGAGGTCGAACAATGACTTACGAAGAATTGCTGGTCGAAATCAAACTAGCCAAAGCCAACGGCAAGCCGCAGGAGAAATACGAGAAGGTCGTCAATTTCCTGATCAGGCAACGCTACACATTAGCGGAGGAACTCGCCATCCAAAGGCAAAGGGAGGAGAAGCCCGAGGAGTTCGATGCGTATTATCGGGTTTGCGAAGGCGCCAAGGCCGAGGCCAAAAGTCTACTCGGATTAGATCGATGAGACACGATCCCATCGACTATAACTCCCCGATGGGCATTAGCAAAAAGGAATGGGTCAGAGTCTTAGGAGTCAACCTTGCCCTTCTCCTTTTGGCTTATTGCGTGGCGCTCGTTTTCACTTTGTGTGGGAACGGCGCCTTTCTTTTGAACTTCGAGAACGCGCAACTCGAGTCGATGGAAACGACGCTCCGGTCAATTGGCATATACCCACTGGTCCAAATGGGAATGTCGACCATCGAGGAAGTCATAATTCTATCTTACGTATTAAAGCAAAAGCCGAAATGGTGGTGGCCAGTTATCCACCTCGGCGTTTACGTCGGCTTGAATTACTTAATGATGGCTACCATTGGGCACGTTCTATCTTTCACCGCTCTTGCTTTAGGAATACTCTTTTCTTTGGGAATTACCATTTACACTTGCATAAAGAAGAAGGAAAAGCCCTGGTTTTATTTGCTTAGGCTCGTGATTGCCATCGCCGTTTCTTTTGTGATAAACGAAGCCATCGCAATCTTTAGAACAAAGGCTTACGAAATTGGAGTTATATATGAAAACAGCAGTTTCTTTGCTTTAAGCATCGAATACGATCTTGCCCTCGCTCTAGCGTTAGGTTTCCTTACGCTTTTAATACCGTGGGAGAAAGGAGGAAAACCACAATGGGAGACGCCCCAGGCTGCTGGTGGGTCTTCCCCGACTTCGAAGAGATGGTCGCGGAAGAACTCGCTGACGAAGAATAATCTAAACCCTAAACAAAGGAAGAAGATTGCTCTTCTCAAGGCTAAGGTCATCGTTATCAAGACGGTGGCCTTGGCCGTTATCGCGGCCCTTCCCTGGTTCGCAGGGCGCCCGGTTGAGTTCACCCTCCTTTACCTTGCTTTCTGCCTTACCCGCGTCATTCTCGGCTTCTCCCACTCCCTCCACTTCAAGTCCGAACTCTCGTGCGTCACGATCGGCGCGCTGACGTTCTGGGGACTTACGTTTTTGGCCCCGTCCGCGAAGGCTTCCATCATCCTTTCCCTGGTATATGGGGCCGGCCTCGCGCTCGGCTTCCGCCTATATTGGGAATTGCACGATTTGATGATGTATCGCAGGGCCGCGAAAACCGACCGCTACGCGATGCTTTACACCGCGTTCAAGGGAAACACCGACCCGAGGCACATTCGCGGCGTTATGCGCCTCAGAGGGCATAATGACGAGGACGAGATAAAGATGGTTCAAATGTATATGGCCCGGGAGAAGGTTGATTACATATCGCAATGGCTGAACGTCCCGCTGCGGACGGTCGATCGCAAACTCACGGAAATAGCCGATGAACTCTACTCAAAGAGATAGGTGGCGTTGACGCCATTCGAAGTTGGCACTAGCGCAGGTTGGAAAGCCTGCGTTTTCTTTTCCTATATTTGAGTCAGCGAAAGCGAGGAAACAACAATGTCGAATCCTTACAACCCATACGGCCAGCCGAACTACTCAAACCCCTACGGCGGTTTTTACGGCCAGCCTTACCCACAGCCTGCGATGCCGCAACCCCAGCCGACGATGCCGCCGGCGAAGCCCACGTTCGATTTCGTGAACGGGGTCGAGGGCGCCAAGTCATATGGCGTGGCCCCGAACAGAACCGCGATCCTCATGGATACGGAGAACGCGGCCGTCTATATCAAGAGCGCCAACGGAATAGGCCAGTGCGGCATCGAGTTCTATACCCTTACCAAATCGAGCGAGGAGGCGATCAGGGCGCAAAAACAAAAAGACGAGGCGGCCGGCTTCGTGACCAAGGAAGAGTTCGCCGCCGTCGTGCAGAGGCTCACGTCCATCGAGTCCATGCTTTCCCCGAAGAAAGCGCCGAAGGAAGGTGACGAGAAATGAGGTCCCCGTTCGCGGCGTTCGGAAGGGTGGCGCCAGGACGCCCAGGCATGGGAAGGGCGATGCCGAGCATGGCCCCGGCCGCCCAGCCAGGGCTCAACATGCAGCAACTACGCAACATGTACCAATCGATAGCCCACAGCGCGAACCCCATGCAGATGATTCAGCAGATGATTGCCAAAAACCCTAAGTTCGCGCAGATAAACAACCTGTTCCGCCAAGGCCAGACCCCGGAGGGAATCTTCCGAAGCATGGCCAAGCAGCGCGGGATAGACCCTGATGAGTTCATCAGGCAACTTCAGGATAACAATGGCCGCTAGGCCAAGTTATAGAAAGGAGGCAAAACCATGAACGAAAGTGGAGGTATCACCCCCGTTCTCCCGATCGGAACCGGCGCCGGCAGCACTGGATTCGCCAGCGGCTTCGGCGATGGTCTCTGGCTCTTCGCGATCCTCGCGTTGCTCGGCCTTGGGAACGGCGGCTTCTTCGGAGGCGGCTTCGGCGGACAAGGCTTAGGCTATCGCCCCGCGACCGCTGAGGACGTCAACAACGGCTTCAATTTCTCCGAGTTGCAATCCGAGAACCGCGACATTTTGGCCGCCATCTCCAGCGACACCGCCAGCACCATCGCTGCGGTTGAACGCGTCGGCGGCGCCCTCAACGGCGAAATCCACGATGTTGAGATGAGTCTCGCCAGCCTCGGCGCCGCGCAACAGAAATGTTGCTGCGACACGCTCCGCGCCATCGACGGCGTCAACTACGCCAACGCGATGAACACGGCCGCGATCAACGCCAACACCACCGCGCAGACCCAGCGAATCCTCGATGCTATCACCGAGAACAAGATGGAAGAAATGCGCGGCAAGATCCAGGCGCTCGAACTGCAGAACCAACTCCAGAACGTCGTGCGTTATCCGAACGGGTACACGTACAACGCCGGACCGAGCCCGTTCTGCCAATGCGGCTGCGGCTGCGGATGTGGCAACATCTAAGCCAAAAACGAAAAACGATGCCCCTGCGGCATGGCCTAGTGCCTTCAAAACCGACGGGGTCATCGCGCAAGCGGTGGCCCTTATTCATTGCCGTAGAAAATTACGGCTCCAAAGCAAAAACAACATCAAGAAAGGAAGTAACAACATGAATGGTTGCAATGCACAATCAGCGCTCTTCGCCATCACGCCGACCGTCGCGGACGTCGCCGCAGGCGGAGCGCTTCCCCTTACCACCGTGGCGCGCCGCATCACCCCGCGTATCCAACTCGGCTCCGATTCTGCCAATGTCAGCGTCCCTGGATATTACGAGGTGACCGCCACCGTCACGTTCACCGCCGCAGCGGCCGGAGACGTGACCATCGCGGCTTTCCAAAACGGCGAGGCCATCCCCGGCATCGTCGCCACCGAGACCGTTACGACCCCCGAGACGGAAGTCCACACGGTTACCCTTCACGGCATCGTCCGCGTCCGTTGCCAGGAACCCGTCTCGATCAGCCTCGTCAACACCGGCGAGATCGCCATCACCACGACCAACGTCGCGCTGAGTGTCATCCGCATCGACTAAGGAGGAAATGAAAATGGGACACTATAACCACGATATCATCTACAAAGCCTCCCCCGAGCAACTCCGAGAGGTAATCGAGGACTGGCTCCACGACGTCAAGCGCTACGACCCGGAGATGTACCAGGAACTCGAGAACGACCTCTACGAGAAGGTCAACGGCCCGCATTTCGACCGCGAGCAGTACGATCGCGCGATGAGCCGCAGGTCCTACCGCAACTCCAAGGGCGGCCCCCGCTGGACCGTCGAGCAGGTATCCGATTACGCCCGGCGCCAAGGCGACCGCTTCGACCGCTACAACGAGTACGATTTGGCCTACGAGATGAACGCCATCTACGACGACTATTCCGAGACGCTCGGCGAAAACGCCGACAACTACTACCGCATGGCCAGACAGAAAATCGACGGCCACGACGGCAGCGACGGGCGCGCCTGGATGGATTACCGCTCCGAAGCCTACAACCGCGGAAGAGGCCGTGACCGCCTCGGCAGGTTCACCGGCGACTACGACCGCCCCGATTCCTACGATCGGCGCGGCGGCGACAGACGATAAGAGGCCATTGGGATCGCGCAACGCGCGCGGTCCCTTTTTGGATATGACTATGGACAAAGTGCCAAGTTACGTCACGCTTCCCTACGTGAGTCCGGAGGTCGCCACCGAGTTCCAGCGGGCGAGGAATATCCTAATAGCCGAGCCAATCACAAGGGACGTCGCCATGCGCGTCATGCTCCTGATGAAAACGATGGAGACCGAACGCAGCGACGAACCGATCTGGCTCATCATAGATTCGCCCGGCGGGGAGGTCCAGGCAGGCTGGACGATATACGACGCCATGAACGTCTCCAGGTGCCCGGTGCATACGGTCTGCTTCGGAGAGGCCGCCTCGATCGCCGCCGTCATATTCGCCAACGGCGAACGCGGAAAGAGGTACATGCTCGAGCATTCCAAACTGATGATCCATCAGCCTTGGGCGGCCATAAACGGGTTCACTATAAAGGAAAGGGACCTCGCGGATGCCTCCGCGGACCTCAGCAGAACACGCGACGAAATCGAGAAAGCGCTCTGCAAGGCTACCGGCCAGAGCAAGGCCACGGTGCATTCGGCATGCGAGCGCGACTGCCGCATGGACGCCATCGAGGCCATAGACTTCGGATTGGCCGACGAAATCCTTTCATAGTGCAGCGGGGCTCTTTCTTGCTATAATCTAGAAAAAGGAGCCTCAGAAAATGCCAGAAGAAAAAAGGCCGGGTGCGATAATCGTCACCCCAGAGAACCTGGACGAAGCCAAGCCCGGCTACGTCGTAATCAAGAACGAGAAAGGGCACCTCGTCCTCGCGGATCCGTCATTCATAACCGCCGATTTGCGGAAGGAAGTGGGCGAAGTCGCCTCCGCGGTCGACCGATTCGATGCTTTCACGCGCCACGTGAAGCACTTCAAAACGCTCTGCAAATCGCACTTCATCAACGCCTTCCTCATTTACAAGACCAAGGCGATGGAGGGCGAAATCGAGGTGCCGAACGCGGCGTTTTTGTATGCCGACGACGCGGTTTTGAACGGCGAGAAAACCGTGAGGCAGGCGCTCCAGGAGAACAACATCCTGAACGATATCTTCGTCAAGATTTACGGAAATTACGATGCCGAGGAAGAAACGGAAGGCGAAACTCTGACCTTCCCGGAGGTGTGATATGAACGAGTTTTTGGATAAACTTCACTATTGGCTAAGCCAAGCCTACGTATATATCCCGGCGATCCTCGCTTTCATTTCGTCCATCGGCTTCCCTTCGCTGGTCCAAATCGCGAAGATCGTCTCTTCGGCAAAACTCTACGTCACGCAAATCCAGGTCGTGTTCAAGAAGATGAACGAGACGCTGGAGGAGGTCAATAAACTATCCGACTTCGTTCTTTCCACATTGGACGAGGACGCCCAGTTCTTCGAGGCGCTTGCCGAAACGACCTACAACAAAAAGCAAAAGCAGGCTTTCCTTGACAGGGCGGCATCCATCAGGAACCGCCGTCAATTCGCCTTCAAGAAGATCGAAGCCCTAAAGGAGGAAAGCGCCCCGAAAAAGAAAAAGGTAAAGGTCAAAGTCCGCATCAAGCCGGAGGAGACGCGCCATGAAGAAGGTGCTGATTAGTATCGGTAAGGCTTTCGGGGCATTTTTCGTTTCCCTTTTGGATGACCTAAAGGACGCTTTCAAAAAGCACTGGCTCGGGCTCATCGGCCGCGTTTTCATGTTCATCGTCCCATTGGCCTTCATCGTGACCACCTACATCCAAAGGACCCCAAGCAAGTGGGCGCTTCCCACGTTCGCCTGGATCCCGCTCACGGTCTTCCTTCTCGTTTATTGGGGCAAACTGAGGACATACCTCGCGATCAAGGTATCCGCGATGCAGGTCGAGAACAACCTGCAAAAAGGCAAGCACGCCGGGGCCATAATCATCGTGAAGACCATTCAGGTGATCTCCACGATACTTCCGTTTTTCCTTTGCTACAGGGTTTTCGCCGCGATTGAGGCGGAGGCCATGAGCGTAAAGAACATCTTTCTATTTATCACGGTTTGCGAGGCAGTAGGCGGCTTCTTCATCGTCGTGGACACCATCGCGAACGTCGTCGATTATTCGGAGGAACATTAAATGAAGATGGTAAAGTTCAAAATGTGGCTCGCGTCGATAAGCAAGAGGACGTGGGCATACGTCGCGGCGATCTCGGCGTTCGTCATCCTGGCCATTGTCGGCCTTTTCGTTTGGATGCACATGTCGGGATACACGCTCGCTTCCTGGCTTGGGAGGTTCTGGCCGACCTTGGTCGTCGTGAGCGTCGTGGCAACCGCGGTCATCCTTGGCGTGGTTTTCATCAAAATAAGGAAGGGCAGAAGAAATGGCAAATGAGAAAAAGGCAAAGCGGTCATACGCGACCGCCAGGCTTCCTTTCGGGAAGCAGAGGATCATAACCTGGCTTTCCTACGTAGCGATTCTCGTTCTTTCGGTTCTGGCGTCGTGCTATGACCTTCTTTTCAATATCGAGAACTTCGACGCAAACAAATTCGTAACTAAACTCTCGATATCGATCTGCATCGCCATCATGGCTCTCCTAATGGCGATAAGGGACGGGAAGACCACCAACGAAAGCAAGAAAAGCGGAGATTATTTCGACATTAAGCAGAAATTCAAAAACAAGGTCGACCAACTGGTCAACAAAGAGTGGTTTCGGCAATGGTGCAACGGGGTGCTTTACGAAAGGGAGCGAATCAGCGCCATCTCCGCGATCCTGAACGAATACGGGATAACCGATTACGAATACATGCTCGTCACAGACGCCGACCTTGAGGCCCTGAAAACGGAACCCCGCAACTGCGTCGTCGGGAAGGACAAGGAAGGGAAGGACATCGTTAAACCCTTGGACGTAATCACGGAGAACCAAGCGAAACTGCTCAAAATCCTTCGCAACAATTTCCGATTCAAGCAACTGGATTATTCCTATTTCACGTCGCAGTCGAGCGGAGGCGGATACGCTTATTACGCAAACCTGAAAGACAATCAGCGAAAGCGCAAGGTTTTCGCCCTGGCATACCGCGTCTTCATGATATTGGCAACGACCTCCATACTCGCCTTGGCCGCGATCAACCCCCACGACGAAAGCGCCGCCCAGGTCGCGTTCGACACCACCGGGAGGATCGTCACCCTCCTATCCTCCTGCTTCATGGGATATGCCCTAGCCAACGACGAAATGGCCGAGAACATCGACGCGATGGTGTTCAAAATCGAGAAAATCGACGAGTATCTCATAGAAAAGGAAAGCGGGCTGTTCGTCCCCGTTTCAAAGGACGAGCAGATAAGGGCTCGAATCGAGGAAATCGAGAAGAAGCGCGCCGAGGAAGCGAAGAAGGCCGTTGAGTCAGTCGTAACCCCGGACGTCGTAACCCCGACCGAGGATCCGCCGGCCATCGAGTACCGCGAGGTCGAGATGACCGAGGACCAATACGCCGCGTTCTCTGGAAAATAACAAAAGCGCCCGAAAACGGCGCTTTTCTTATAGTTAAAAAATGTTTTGAAAAAGTGCTTTTTTTGTTTGCTTTTTGTTTTGTGCGGTGTTAATATAATGGTGCGAAAGCAAGGAGAACGAAAACCATGAAAGACGAAATCATCCTCAACAGCGAAGAAGTCAAGGCGATCAAAGCCGAACTCCGCGATACCTACATCGCGATGCACGGGAGCGAGCCGACCGAAAAATGGCTCAACAATTCCATCAAAGCGATGCTTAACGTCATCGTCAAATAAGGAGAAAAAACAATGAAAACCTACCAAATCACCTACCCGAATGGAAAGGTCATGAGATTCGCGGTCCTTGACCCGAAGGCCAAATTCACGCTGCGGACCATCCATCCGGAACCGCATGTTGCAAGCGACATGACCGCCCTTTTGATTCGATGCGCGCTCGAGATCGGGATCCTGGAGGATGACGAACTCACCTACGTCAGGAACGAGGTTGTCCGGATGTTCTCGGACATACTCGAATACGAACGAACCTCCGCCGAGCAGAACAGCAAGATGGGCGAAGAAGCGAAGGCCCATTGGAAGGAATACGACGACGCGATGACCCGCATGAGCATGATAACCGCCGTCATCGACCAGGAGAAAAGGAAAAGGGGCATGGCCATATAAGGCCCCTTGGGAGGACAAGGAAATGGAAGGCATATACAAGGGCAAATACCTGATCGGCATCTACAGAAAGCCCGAGGAATGCGGAAGCGACGAGGCGGTCGCCATCTTGGACAACTGCCGCGAACTCGCCGCATACCTCGGCAAAAGCGTGCGAATGGCGACTATGATAGCCGCCCGCCGCCTTCGCTCCCGGAAGCCGGACATAAACATCCGCGGGAGGATATACGAAATCCATATCATAAAGTTCGTTGAATAAGTCACGAAAATGTTACATTTGAGTTATCATTTTGTGCGGAAAGGAGGTGAGAAAATGAAGCATAAAAAAGAATACAAAAACCTCGGTGAGTTCCTTCTCGAATACCGCAAGAGCAAAGCGATGACGCAAAAGCAATTCGCCGATAAAATCGGCACGACCAGAAGCCGATACACGGGTATCGAAACCGGCAAAATCAAGGTCGGGGTCGCGACCGTCGCCGCAATCGCGGCAGCCACAAAAAAAAGCACTTCGTTCATCAATGAACTGAACGAAAAAACAAAAGCATAGGAAAGGAGGCCGAACATGGCCAAAAACGTAAGGCTTAAAAAACTGAGCCTGACCAACTACAGAAACATCGAGCACCTAGAACTCGACTTCTCCGGCAAGGACGCCGCCATCGTCGGGGAGAACCACATCGGCAAAACCAACACGCTTGAATCGCTGTTCGTTCTATTGGACGACGCACTCCTAAGCGGATCCTCGAACCTTCCCTCAATCAAGCCGCTGGCCGACACGAAGAGGGTCGTATCCATCGAGGCCGCCTTCGATATCGACGGCGAGGAATTCACGGTCCGCAAGGACTACGGCGAGGACTGGGTCCGCGCCAGGGGAACCGACGTCCTATCCATGAAGGGCCATTTCCAGACCCTTTACATCCAGGGGACCAAGGTCGAACGATCAAAGGACTTCTATAAGCAAATCCGCGAGCAGTTCGGAATCAAAGGCGAGGACCCCGACAAAATCGACGTGATCCGCATGCTCCTTTCGCCAACGTACCTCGGGGAAATGGGGGAGGGCAAGGACTGGACGGCCCTCCGCGCGTTCATCATCAAATTGGTCGGCGACGTCAGCGACGACGACGTCTTCGCCAAGAACCCCGAACTCGCGTCAATCCGCGACGACCTCAAGGCCCAGAAGGGATCCATCGAGCAACTCAAGCGAAAATACAAGCAGGATTGCGACGGATTAAACGCGACGATCCTTCAGAACGAGGCGGTCGTTTCGAACCTCGAGAAAACGGAAAGGCCGACCGATGAGGCCGTCTCCATCGCGCGCCGGGCCATCGAAGAGCATGACGACGCGATCGCCAAACTCCGCTCAGGAACCGGCAGCGACATCGAAAGCGAAAGGATCCAGCGCGAACTAAGCGAGGCCCAGGCGGAATTAATCTCCGAACAGCGCCGCGCCAACGAAGAATTCGTCGACCCGGAAAGCGGGAAACGCGAAGAACTCCGCGAAGCATACAGGAAGGCTCGGGAGGATTTAAACGAGGCCACCCTCTGCAAATCCACGGCCTTGGCCGACGCATCCGCCGAGGAATCGTCCATCGCAAGGCTCCAGCGCGAAAGGGAATCGGTCGCCGAAAGCGTCAACGAGCCCCTCGTTCGCCGAATCCGCGAAATCGACAACGGAGAAGTTTCCGTTTCGGAGACATGCCCCGTATGCGGGCAGCGTTTGCCCGACGACAAAATCGAAGCGGCCGTCGAGTCCGAGAAAAGGCGCCTCGCCGAAGAACGCGAGCGCCTAATCGAGCAATGCAAAGCCAACAAGGCACGCCGAGTCGAGATCGACAACGGCATAATCGCCGCCAAGAACAAAATCGCCGCCCTTCAGGACAAAATCGACGAATCGCAGAAGCGCATCGACGAAGCGAGGGGCGCGATGGAGGAGATCACGCAGAAAGCCAACGCCATGCCGGCCGTCGGAAGCCGCCAGGAAACCGCGACAGAGGCCGCTCTCCGCGCCAAGGTGGCGGAACTCGAGCAAAGGCTCAAAGAAAGCCGCTCCGCCTTTCAGTCGGGATTGCAGGATACGAACGCCTCGATCATGGAGCATCAGGACGCGAAGAAGCCATATCAATCCACGCTCGACGACCTCGCCTATTTCAACCGACAGCAGGAAAGCCTCAAGCAAGAGCGATTAACCCTCGCGGCCAACCGAAAGAAACTCGCGGTTGCCGAGCAGAAGAAGGAATGCGCGGCGCAGTTCCTATACGCGAAACTCCGCCTGCTCGACGAGAACGTGTCCAGGGTTTTCGGCAACATCCGCATCAAACTCATTCAGGAGAACATCAACGGCGGGTTCGACCCCGTCTGCAAGCCCTACATCTACGATTCGGTGAAGGGCGAAAGCACGCAGGTATCCTGGGCCGCCGGGTCCAAGTCCGAGAAGGTCGAGACCGGCATCGCAATTTGCGAGCACGTCAAGAAGGCGCTCGGATTGCCCGACCTGCCGTTCCTCTTCGACGAGGGAGGCGAGATTTCCTCGGAGACCTTCGCCAAAAGGCTGTCCACCGAATCGCAACTGATATGCGTCAAGGTCCGCGACGGCATCGACTCGCCGACGGTCATGCCTTTATAAAAGGCAAGTCACGAACATGGGTTTCGTGGCGTTAAGATTTACTCAACGAAAGGAGCCAAAGAACATGGCAGAAAAAACCAAACAACCCGGGAAGGCTGCGAAGGCTCCGATGGTGGTCGGGGGCGGCAACGCCCTCACCACCGCGGACCCGCAATTCCTCGCTTTATCCCCTGCGCGTCAGCAGGAGGTCATCTCCGCGGAGTTATTCGGCACGGCCGAGAAGATGGACTACAAATACTCCGACTATGGCAAGAAGTGCGCTTTAAACGGCATCGTCGCGGCGCAGGTCTACCTCCGCGGCGTCGGAAAAGAGTTCAAAGATATCAACATCCCTCTATTCATACTCTCCCTTCACAACCTCGCGGTAACAGAACTCAACTGCGCGACGATCCCATCCGAGGCTTTCTGCGATATGCGCGGAGACGTCCTCGCATTCAAACCTCAAGGCGTCGGCAACGAGCGCCTGGTCCGCAAATTCGGAGTCGGGATCAAACCGGAGACCGGCTTGCATAAGTGCTGGGTAATCCGCGATGGCGACGAGTTCACCCTTCCGCAGTTCGACGGCTTGGAAGTCGTCCCTCCGAAATGGACGCCCAAAAGCCTGTCCGGCAAGGTCAAGATGGTCGTATACCCGGTCGAAAAGGCCAACGGCGACGTCGAGTGGCTTATGGCGGACCGCGCCAGCGTCATCCAGAACGTGGTCGCGCAATGCCGCCAGAACGCCCTCTACGCATTCACGAAGAAGGACGACAACGGCAACCCAATCGACAAATGGGGAAACCTCGCATGGCCGAAGGGCAAATACAAAGCGGCGACCGACACCAAGGCGAGAGATGCATACTACGAAAGGCTGAACCAACTCGCCGAGGAAGCCAACGGCGACCTCGACAAATTCCTCGCCAACCCGGAAGTCAAGAAATACATCAACCCGACCTACACCTCCTTCGGAAGCAAGGAGGCCATGATCCTCCGCAAAATGCAGAACAACGCGCTCAAGCAATACCCGAAGGACTACGAGTCATCCATCGTGGCCAAAGCCATCTCCGACATGAACGAGGATTTGGACGAATCGCTCGACGAGCGCAACGCGATCGACAACCACGAGGACGTCATCGAGAAGGTCGAGAAGGAGACCAAGGCCCTGCCGCAGGGAGAAAAGGTCCCCGACTTCGAAGTAAACGAGGAAACCGGAGAAATATCCGAGCCGGCGAAGGAAGAGCCGACGTCGGCCACGAAACAGGCCGAGGAAGCCACCTCCGCGAAACCCGCTCAGGACGATTACGAAGACCTGGTATGAAAGCGACCTGCCTTGCATCTTCAAGCGCCGGTAACTGCTACATCCTGGAACTGAGGAACGGAGGCCGCACGACGCCGATTCTGGTCGAGTGCGGCCTTCCTTGGCGGGAGATTATTTCCGGCATGACCAAATCCGGGATTTCGGTCGGCGACATACAGGCCTGCCTCGTGACCCATTACCACGGCGACCATTCCAAGTCGATAAAGGAAGTCGCGAAGGCGGGCATAGCCGTTTTCACGCACCGAGAAACCATAAACCATTGCGGCGCTTCGGCGACGGCGCTAGAGGAGATGAAGCCGACCAAGATAGCGGACGGCGTATGGGTCCTCGCGTTTCCGGTCAAGCACGACGCCGAAGGGTCCCTTGGCTTCATCATCAAAACGTGCGACGAGACAATCCTGTTCGTGAACGACTGCAAAATGTGGGAAGCCAATCTTTCCGGTTTCAAGCCCGATTACGTCTTCATCGAGTGCAATTACTGGGAAAAGCAGGTGTACGCCCAAATCAACGAACTGCACAAGGCCCTCGGCGATAATTCGCTCCCATGTCACGAACGCGGGGAATTCAAAGTTAAAATCAAGCAACTGGAAAGGAACGTGAACGCACACATGTCGCTTGCCGGTTGCATCCGATCGCTCAAAAAACTAGACCTCTCGAGGTGCATCGCGATATTCCTGATGCACATGTCGGACGGAAACGCGAACGAATACGAGATGAAGACGGCGGTCGAAGCGGCCACGGGTGTACGAACCCTGGTCTGCAAAAAGAAAGGAGGCATCAAATAAATGGCCCAAAGAAGGATGTTTTCAATGAAGGTGGTCGACACCGACGCTTTCTGCGAGATGCCGGCATCGGCCCAAAACCTCTACTACCACATCGGGATGCGCGCCGACGACGAGGGCTTCTTCGCCGGGGTTAAAGGCCTCATGGCGAAGATACACGCTTCGCAGGACGACCTTTCGGTATTGTTGGCGAAACGATACATACTCGACCGCGGCGACGGGGTTTACGTCGTCAAGCATTGGAAGATGAACAACTATCTGCAGAACGATAGGATCAAGCCAACCGAATACGAGGAGAAGAGGATCGGCCTATACACCAAGCGCGACGGCTCATATACGCTGGATCCGGAAAAATCAGCAACAAAACCCGCGCTTCCCACCCAGCCGAAAAAGCCTTGTATACAAAATGTATCCATAGAGGAGTATAGGGTAGAAGAGAGTAACCTAGAAAAGAGTAGTGTAGATAATCCTAGTGTTTATCCAAACGAAACAAACGAAAGAAAAACAAAAAAATACGCGTATACGCGAGAGCAGATAAAGGCGTATCGCGGGATCGCCGAGGAATGCCTGAAGAAACGCGATGCGAGGATGGCTGGCAACTCCGTCGGGGAGGCTTGGGACAACACGCTGGACGATTTCGCTGACGCCATCCAGGAATTCGAGGACGGGGAGCCGTTTTGAGGAGCGAAGATGGTAAAAGCGAAAAAGGCACTTAAAACAGCGGGAGAGGCGTTAATCACGGTCATAGCCTGGATTATGTACATATTCGCCATTAGGCCGATCGTCCTGGCTATAGAACTAATTATCCTGGCCGCTGAATTCATATTCGACCTGGCTGCATTCCCGGTCGAGTACATGAGGAAGATGAAGGAGCAACAAAAATGAAAATCATCCAAACCGACAAATGGTACGACCCCGAAGGGTTGAACATCCCCGTCCCCGAAAAAGTCTTCTTTGAAGGCACGCTAGACGAGTGCCTAGACAAGATTGACGAGTTATGCAAGAAGCACAACCCTAGCGACCGCATCTATGTTTCTACGATTGCTCGCACCATGCACAAAGGTATCTATCGTCCCTGCAACATCGAAATTTACTACATGAACGCTATTGCGAAGAAATATTACCGCATTGCGGACTAAAGGAGCAACCGAAATGAAAAACGAGTTTCAAAAAAGGGACAACGTCTACAGCGTCCGAGGTCTGAATGAGAAATGCATCATTGATTCAAACATCATCAATTTCGGTCTCGGCGACCTTAAAGAGGACGAAATAGGTCTTCTCCCTGTGACTGGATACCAACTGGCCGTCATCCGATGGTCACTGTTGGAATTCTGGAAGATATGCAACGACGACCCCGAAATACAAAAGCACGTTTTCGACGGCCTAAAGGACACAATCGACAGATTGGGCGAAGCCGTCAGAAAAGGCCCTCTTGTCACTGAGGATTGGCTAGATGAAAGCCTTAGGAAAATGGAAGCGCGGAAGGCCTTTCAAAATGAATTAAAAGCGCTTTATCTAGCGAGAAAGGAGGAATGGGAATGAGAGCGATCCTAATATCAATCCGCCCAGAGTGGGTGAAGAAAATCCTCAATGGGGGAGAAAACCGAGATATAGGAGAGAACAATCTGGAAATCGAATTCAAAAACGGCAAAACATACGAACTAGAAGACGCAGGTCGCGACGGCATCCTGGTCTTCAAGGACGCCATCTTCAATGCTCCGTTCGATGAAGACGGAGACACCAACGTTTGGGAAAAATGCTCGCTTAAGAAACGGCTCGAATCGTGGTGGGAAGAGAACGCTCCGGACGCGCTGAAAGTCAAATACGACGTCAGCATGTTGAGCATAGAGGAAGTGTTCGACCAGGAGGAAATCGACCGGTTCTTCAACGTAAGCGGAAAGAAGCCACCGAAGTCAAATCAGCTTCCGCTGTTCGCGAAGGATTGGAAAGCGCGCATCAAGAGATTGCCGGACGACAAGACTTCATATTATTGGTGGCTGCGTTCGCGTTCGCCTGACCCCTGGAGCGTTCTCGATGTTGCTGGTGTGGGCACTGGTGGGTCTCTGTACCCCCACAATGCCTTCTGCAGCTACGGTTGCGTTCCAGCATTATACCCGAAGGTTAAGGAAGTAAGAAAATGAAGAAAGCAATCTTAATCAGCATCCGCCCAGAGTGGGTGGCGAAAATCCTCAATGGGGAGAAAACCATTGAAATTCGCAAGACTATGCCGAAGTGCAGGTTTCCCATTGATGTGTATATCTACTGCTCTAAGGGTAAGAGTCTTCAAGAATGTGAATTCTGGTCATTCGAATATCCTGGGTCATTCAAGGCGTTTGTCGCGTTTTCAGAAGAATTCCCAGTTGGGAAAGAGCAATTTTTCTTGGTCGAAAAAGATTCCTTGGAATTCGATGGCGATTATCTCGCTACCATTGGGGAAAAGGTTCGCCAAGAAATCAACGACTTTGAATCCTCCAGTTTTGAGGCGTCTCCCTCCGTTAACGGCAAGGTCGTCGCGAAGTTCACGCTTAATAAGATCGAGAATTTCGTCAATGGAATGAACGAACTCGAACGTGAGTGGGACGGAAAACCGGACGCAGAATACGACTATTTCGCCTATGAGAAAGCACTGGAGAAAGCGTGCCTAACCTACGAGGAGGCGGACAAATACTGCCCGGACCAATCGTTCTACGCTTGGCATATCTCAGACCTTGAAGTTTTCGATGAGCCGAAGGAACTGGACGAGTTCGGCTTGAAACGCGCTCCCCAAAGTTGGCAATTTGTGGAGGTGGAGAAATGAAACCGCAAAAATACGTCATCCGCGTTACCCACATCGAAAGCGGGCAGTTTGGTTATCTCTCGCATTTCTCCATGTTCAACGCGACCACCGAGGACTTCGGCCTAGCGACGCGGTCGCACTTCGACCTTTGCGTTGTCCTGCCGTGTGCATACCGATTCAGCAGGAAGTATTTGGCTGACGCATTATGCAGGACAATGAAAGGATCTTATATCGGATGCAAAGTCGAAGTCGTTGATATAACTAAGGAGGAAGAAAAATGAAATACGTCAGGTTCAAGGACAACATAAAAGAAATCATAGGCGAGATCAATTCACATTATATTGTTGGAAGGAGGAAAGGGCGGTATAAGGACCTCGTCCAAGTCAACAAGAAAAGAATAGGCATAAGACTTTCCGATTCCATCGAGGAACTATGCGATGCCCTGGTCGTGGTCGCGGAGGATGGTGGTAAGGAGTTCCACAGGTATTGCCCCACGGCAAGCGATAGTTTCGATGACTTGAAAAAACGCTACTATGAAAAATACGGGTGGGCAATCTACGGCGCAATTTGGACCGATGATGGCCTCAAATATGTCGCGAAGATGAACAAAAGCAAAGGGGAACTGGAGTTGTTATGAGATACACAACCAAAACAAACCGGCGAAAATAATGAATGAGTCACGAATCTTCGCAGAAGGTGTTAATATAGTTTCGTCGGTTGTGGCACGACCAACCGGCGCCTCTATTTCCCCCCTATGGAAAACGGCCCCAAGTCTCCGGGGCCGTTTTCATATTGTCGAGTCACGAAAAAGGAAATCCTGGATTATCATTTTGAAAACGGAGGAAAAGAGATGAGACTGACGAAAAGGCAGGAATGGCTGCTGGATTACCTGAAAAGGGAGAACGGGAGAGACCCGCATCGCTGGATAACGCTACAGGAAATCGTCGACGCGATGAACTGCGACCTTTCCTATTGCGAAGGGGACAATTACCAAATCAACGACGGACCGAGATCCCACAATCCGTGCCCGGCCCTTTGGGCGGACAAGGAGGCCATCAACGAGGATCCTGAAACCGAATTCCCCGTCATTTACAACAATTACGCCGTCAAGTTGCCTTCTAGCATGGAGGAACTCAACGAATTTTACGCAAACGACCTCGAGCAAAGGGCGAAGAAGATGCTGTGGCGCATGGGTGTCGTCCGGAACAAGGCCCGCAAAGACGGGCAGATGAAAATCGAGATCGGCGAGGACGGAAAGCCGACCGAGAGATTCATAAACGCGATCATAAGGGCGGCCGCGGAGGAAATAGCCGCCGGGAGTGTGTGATGGACGGCGAACTTGAGCAACTTAAATTTTTTTAGAAAAAGAAAGGGGTAACGGAAATGGAAGAATACCAACAGATGAACCTATTCGAGGCATCCTACGAAAAGCCAAGACTCCCAAAGCATATTCGTTTAATCGAGTTCTTCGCCGGCATCGGGGCGCAGGCGAAAGCCTTGGAAATACTCGGAGCCGATTTCGAGCATTGGCGCACCTGCGAATGGTCATGGCAATCAATCACCGCCTACAACGCAATTCACATGGGCGGAAAAATCGAGGACACATCCAACCTCACTTACGAGGAAGTCCTGGCTCGAATCTTCGGGGTGTCGAACGACTACAACAAGCCGATGACGGAGAAACAACTCCGCGCAAAGGGTGAGAAATGGGCGCGGACGCTTTTAGGGAGAATGATGGCGAACCACAACGTGTGTCCAGACGTATCCCGGCTTCACGCGGAAGACCTCGGAATCGTGCAGAGAGAGAGCAATACTTACTGTCTGACCTACTCGTTTCCGTGCCAGGATATTTCTAACGCGGGGCTCCTCGCTGGTTACGAGAAAGGAAAAAGCACCCGAAGCGGATTGCTTTGGGAAGTCGAAAGAATCCTCCGTGAATGTCAGTCACTCGATTGCTTGCCCCAAGTCCTTGTGATGGAGAATGTCCCAGGGGTGTGCGGCTCGAAAAACATTAACCCTTGGAATGATTGGCTCTACTCGCTTGAGAAGATGGGATACACCAACTACTACAAGATCCTGAACGCCAAGGACTTCGGCATCCCCCAAAACCGTCGCCGTTGCTTCATGGTTAGCATACTTGGGAAAGCATCATTCACATTCCCTAAGAAGCAACAACTGAAATATAGGCTGAAGGATTTCATATACGGAAAAGTCGCAGAGTCATATTATTTGCCCGATGATTTAGTGCGTGATTTCGAAAAATACGTCGATGAAAAAGGAGGGGAAGATGGCAACCCTTCGTAGCCATCCCTTCCGCCACCGCGAAAGGCTACATGGAAGCCTACGAAGGGGATGGCATTATCCCAAATTGGAAAGGTGCTCGCGGAACTGTTCAGAGGGGGAGCATCCCAACATTGCTCACTTCCCCGGACACGATAGGGGTTGTGGTCGAAGATGGTAGAAAACGCTGAATGCTTCGAGCTGCGACCAGAAGACCGCGACTACAACGCCAAGGGCAAACCAAGAAAACCAAGGATTGAGATACTTGGCCAAGGAATATGCTACTGCCTTAGAACGCAGCACGTTTATGGGCTCCTGATATGGGAGAAAGACGATGATGGACAATAATAATCCAAAAATCATAGGCAATCTCCACAAATACAAATATTAGAGGAAAGCGATGAACAAGTATCTGATGGTGCTTGCCAAAAGGATTAGCGATGGAAACTTGCCAATCGCTTATGACCCATACAACAAAGCCGACGTCCGCAGCGTTCTCCCAACGCTTCCTGCGTCATATGGCATCGTCGGAAGGATCGGCACGACGCTCATATTCGAGGTGAATCAAGATGGAGAAGGAAACAATTAAATTCATTTCATCACATGGCATAGTCGAAGCGAAGGAGTTTGATTGCGTTTCACTGACATTTGGCATGAGCGCGAGAACTCTTCCGCATACCCCAATAATGGTGGCGATATGCAAAACAATCACAACGATGTGCGATCACGATATTGGAGTGGTGATAGCCGATGAAGATGAATAGGGCTGATGTGAGGATAGCCAAAGAATCACCGATCCTTCTCGGATATTGGCCGGGGAAGAGGTGGAAACAAGCGCGAGCAGTGTTCGCAAAAGGGGGGTTAAGCCCTACATTAACCGCCGAAATGGGCGGTCACGGAAACAACTATGTATACGTTTTGGAGGAAGAAGATGGACTGCAAGATGTTAGGAATGCTTCCGATTAGTGGCAATGACAGCATAAGACGCGTTTACTCAACCAAAGCGCTTTCCCCATCCGTTGTAACAAACGGAGGAGGCAATCACGAAATAAAAGTCGCTTTATGCGGTGGTGTAGGAGAAAAAAACTCCGCCCAAGGAACTAGATGGCATGAACAGGACAGGATATACGATTCCATCGGCCTTGCGACCGCCATACCAGCCGAAAGCGCCTTTCATCCAAACTACAAAACAGAAGGAGATACGATGATGAAAAAACTGAGAATCAGAAAACTCACCGAAGGCGAATGCTACCGCCTTATGGGATTTGAGGAGAAGGACACCGAAGCGTGCAGGGCCGTCGGCCAATCCAAGGCCAACATCTATCACCAAGCCGGGGATAGCATCGTGACGACCGTCTTGGTCGGCATATTCGGCGAACTTCTTGATATGGATTATCAAAAAGCAATCTTTCAATACGCCGACAGACTACACGAAGAAACGCTGCACTCATCGACCGAGGGAATGGCGAAATGACGGTTAAGCAAGCGATAGACTATCTTATGTCAACGTGCGAAGGAGAGCAGCTTATCGCCCTGGAAATAGTTTTGTCTTCCAAAAAGGCATCTGGGGGAAGGCCGATAGAGTTTGATGACGATAAGCACGAATACATACGCGAATACATGCGGAAGTATCGGGAAAAGCACCGAGAAAAGATACGCGATTACCAAAGGGAGTATCAAAGGCATTACAATAAAACATGAATTACATGCAAGTGAACTTACGGCATTTCTGGCTCATTCGCCAAATACGTGTAGACCGATACGGCAAATGTATAATATTGCTAAGAAAAGGCGGAGTCTTATTCGCGAATTCTCCGAAAGAAGCCGACAATTTGTTACGCCGGCTGGAAAGGAAATAAAACAATGAGCGATAAAATCGAAACGCAGAAAATCGACGTCCCCGTCATAGAGGGAACGGAAGTCGTCTTTTTGGCAACCGTCTGCGTCGGCAAAGACGGAAGGGCCGCCATCGCCTACAACGCCAGCGAAGGCGTCAACATCGTCAAGGTCGGTCAGGCGCTCGCCGTGTTCGGTTCCGATATAGCCAAACGAGGGCTTTCGGCCGTTCGCGACGCTTCGGAGGCATGATTATGGCCAAGGCAAAACCTATAGTTTCGGAAAAATCCCTGTTCGCCATCGTCCACGTCGACGAGGCGCGTAAAATCGTCTTCGAACATAAGAAGGCGATCATGTTCCAGGCCCGCATCAAGAACATCAAAGGGACCATTGAGTTACGGCCCGATGCCGACGGGGGCGCGACGATAAAGTGCAGGGTGTTCCCGTTCAACTCCATCAAATGCAAATCCCTCGAAATCCCATGCGCCGACGCGGAAGACATGGAATGGGCCTTCGGAGAGGCCCGAAGAAAAACGCTGGATATGATGAACCTCATGTCCAAACAAAAAAGGTCAATCAAATAAAAGGAGAAATAAAAAATGATTGAGAAAGTAAACCCCAAACACCCCGACAAAATCGCCGACCGCATCGCCGGCGCGATCGTCGACCTCGCTTATCGCAAGCAGGAAAACCCCAGGATCGCGGTCGAGGTCCTCATCGGGCACGGCCATGCCACGGTCATCGTTGAGTCCTCGGTCCAATTCACGTTCAAAGCCGTTCGGAAGATCGTGAAGCGAATCTCCGGAATCGACGGGAAAATCGAACTTGTCCAGGCGCCGCAGGATAAGCATCTTTCGAACAACCAAGTCGGGAAAATCAGATGCGGTGACAACGGAATCTTCAAAGGGGTCCCGCTCACGGAAGAGGAGAAATCCCTCTCGACCATCGCGCGTAATATCTACGAAAAATACCACACGGACGGTAAATACATCCTTTCCGGCAAAAGGCTCATCATCTGCCAGTCCAACGCGAGGACGGAGGATCTTAGGGCGATTTACCCGAACGCGGAAATCAACCCGCTCGGTCCTTGGTCCGGCGGAACCGACGTCGACTCCGGCGCGACGAACCGCAAACTCGGGAGCGACATGGCCCAAAGCGTGACCGGCGGCGGCCTTCACGGAAAGGACCTATCGAAAGCCGACGTCTCCGTCAACATCTACGCATTCCTAAAGGCGCAGAAGGAGAGAAAACCCGTCGAACTATGCTGCGCCATCGGCGACGAGTCCGTCGATGGACTCCCCTATGGGGCAATCGTGGAGATCGCCAGGGAATATATCAAACAGGTCGGCGGCTTCGAGAAATTCGCCGAGTGGGGCCTCTTCTAAGGGGATAAAGGGAATATAAGGGAGGTTGGCGCCTCCCTTTTCGTTTTCCCTTGTCAAGAGGCAGTTTGCATCGTGGGCGCGCGTCGAAACGCGCGATGCAACGCGGGCGTGATGGGCGCGATGGCGACGGGGGTGCTATAATCGGGACGAGAACCTTCAAGATGGAAACGAAAAACCACGCGCAAAAAGGCAAAAGCGAACTCACCGAGGAATACGTTTATCAATTATATTGCGAGCGCGTGAAGCCACGCTTGGACGACGTGAAACGGATGTTCTTCGAGGGCTATTCATTCACGGATATCGCGAAAGAATTAGAAGTGTCTAATTCTTTGTTGTGGAAGATGAGGCGATGCAGCAAAACGCAATACGCGGAATTGCGTGAGGCCTTTCAGTTCTATGACATGCAAATACAGAACGTCGAGACTTCCCTTTACCGCAGCGCCATCGGCTTCTATTACGAGGTGGACGAGGTGCAGAAGGGCACGAAGGAGTATTACAACAAAAAAGGGAAGAAATGCAGGGAGACCGTCTTCAAGGTGATGAAGGTCAGGCGGTATTGCGAGCCCGACGTCAACGCCATCAAGTTCTTCCTCGTCAACCACGCCGCCAAGAAATACTCCCCGGAAGGCTCTTCCGACCAAGCGCAGCAACAGGCCATCATAGAAGGGCTCAAGAACGTCTTCGTCGCGGTCAAGAGGACGGCGGACGACGGAGGGAACGGCGATGAATAAGGAATATTCCGTCTACCAACTCGAATACATCCGCGAGGCCTTCCTGAAGGAGCCGCGCAACGGGGTCGACTTCAAGCACAGATGGAACGGCAAGGTCGGCGCGACCCAGTGCGGCAAGACCTACGTGGACACCGACTTCGTCATCCCGTTCCGCATCATCAACCGCAAGGGGATAAAGGGGTTGAATTTCATAGTCGGCGTCTCGAAGGGGACCATCGAGCGAAACGTCCTCGAGCCTATGCGCGAGATTTACGGCTCGTCGCTGGTCGGGGAAATCGGATCCGACAACGTGGCGATGCTCTTCGGCGAGCAGGTATATTGCCTGGGGGCCGAGAAAATTAACCAGGCCGCCAAGTTCCGAGGCGCCAGGATCAAATACCTTTACATCGATGAGGCCGTGGACATAAACGAGGAGGTTTTCGACCTTCTCAAATCCCGCCTTTCCTGCGAGTGCTCCTGCTGCGACTTCACCGGGAACCCAAAAGACCCCAACAACTTCGTCAAGCGCTTCATCGACAAGCCGGACCTAGACATTTATCTCCAAAGTTGGACGCTTTACATGAACCCGTTCATCCCGCGGTCCTACGTCGCCGCCTTGGAGAAGGAATACGAGGGCACGGTTTTCTACGACCGCTACATCCTCGGAAAATGGGTCAGGGCGGAGGGCGCGATTTACCGCCGTTTCTGCGACAACCCTGGAGCGTTCATAGTGAAGGAAAGGCCGCCCGTGATCGCCCTGCGGTGCGGGGTCGACTTCGGCGGCAACGGCTCGGCCCACGCTTTCATCGCCACGGGATACACCCCGAACTTCGAGGCGCTTGTTGCCTGCGACGAGGAGATACTCGACCGCGAACTCGACCCGACGGAACTCGCCGACGAATTCGTCCGATTCTGCATGAGGGTTCATGGGTTTTACCGCCAGCCTTTCCAGGTCTATTACGACACCGCCGAGCCCGTCCTGGCCCGCGGGCTTGCCAAGGCCGTGGCAAAGTCGATGTTGCCCGTCAAACTGACGGGGGCGCTCAAATCGTCCATAAACGACAGGATCAGGATGGAGTGCATGATGATGGGCGCCGGCAGGCTTTTGGTCCACGAATCCTGCAAAAGGCTCATCAGGTCCTTCCAGGAGGCCGTTTGGAACCCGAAGTCCCTCGAGGAGGAAAGGCTCGACGACGGCTCCTACTGCGTCGATATCCTGGACGCGTTCGAGTATTCGTTCGAGCGCGACCGCAAGGTTATAGAAAACATGTGCATTCAATAGCCGCGAAAGGCTAAAATGATAAAAAACGAGGAAGGACCATGATTCAATACCTAGACCTGTTCACCGAGGCCAAGAGCCGCAGGAAGAAGAACTATCAGGCATCCAGCCCCATCAAGAAGGCGAGCCTTTACTACATCGGATACGACCCCGGTTTCCACAAATACACTATCTACAACGGCGAACGAACCGTCTCCATGACGAAGAAATCCCTCCACATGGGCAAGAAGGTCTGCGAGGATTGGGCATCGCTTCTTTGGTCGGAGAAACTCGACCTCGCCATCCCAAACAAGGAGAAGGCCATACCCTATCTCGTCGACATCGGATTCTGGAAGGTCGGCGCAAAGGCGGTGGAACTCGCATTCGGCATCGGCATTTCCGCGATCGCCGTCTGCATCGACATAGCCTATGACGAGCAAACCAAACAGCCCATGCCTTCCACGGGCAAAATCAGCCTTGAGTATTACAGCGCTTTGGACATCGTCCCGCTTTCCTATGAGGCGGGCGAGATTTCCGAGGTCGCCCTTTTCTCGCAGATCGGCGCAACGACCAAGATGACCGCGTTCCTCAAGGACCCGGATACCGGCAAATACACGATTGGCGTCGTCACCGAGGAAGACGGGAAGCAATCGTTCGCGGAACTCGAAACCGACTCCGACGTCCCCATGTTCGCCGTTTTCCATCCCAACGCGGTGGACAACCTCAGCGCCAATTTCCACGGATTCCCCTCCATCCTTCAGAACTCGATCGACACGCTTCGCGCCTTGGATAACTCCTTCGACGGGATGGACAACGAGGTCACCCTCGGCAGGAAAAGGATATTCGCAAGCGCGGCGTTGAATAAGGTCGTATTTGAGAAAAAAGCGGACGGGACCGTCGGCGAGGAAAGGCGGACATTCGACCCGAACGACACCGTCATCTACGCTTTGCCTGAAACGAACGGGACCGAAAACGAAAAACCCTTCCTCTGGTCGCCGAACGACCCGCTCCGCATCGACCAATACACCGCCGACATCACCCTCAACCTCCAACTCCTGTCGCAGCAAGTCGGCCTTGGGGCCAACTATTACCGATTCGAGGGCGGACGCATCATGACCGCAACGCAGGTCATTTCGCAGAACAGCGACACGTTCCGCAACCTCAAGAAGCACGAGCAGGCTATGGAGCCGGCGATAAAAAGGCTTTACCGCGGCATCGCCGTAGCGTCGGTTCTCTTCACCGAAGGCAGCCCGTTATCCGACGCCGAGGACGTCGCGATCATCTTCGACGACTCCATCATCGAGGACCGGGCCACCGAAAAGGAAAGCGACACGAAGGACCTCCAGAACGGCATCATCAGCAAGGCGGAGTTCCGCGCCCGCTGGAGGGGAGAGACGCTCGACGATGCCAAGAAAGGCGTGAACGCCATCGCCGGTGACGATGAAATCGTCTCCAGGTTCAACGCGCTTGCGCCCGCCATCGCGGCGTCGATCGTGACTACCAAACTCGCGGTGTTCATTGTCTTCGACGGCAAGGAGGAACTCCTAAAGAAGGCGGGATACGGCTCAATCGAGGATTACGCAGCCGACGTCGAGGAGAAAGCCAAGGCCGGCTCAATCACGGCCGACGACCTCCTGGGCTTCAACAACCGCGCCACGGACGGCGCAAGCGGCTCGGTCGATAAAAACCCCGAGCAAACCGACGAAGGCGCACAGGGAGCCTCTAAATGAACAAAGAACGCCTCGACGACCTGGTCGATATCCTGGCCGGGGAGTATGGGCGCGTCGAGAACACCATCGCGATTCGCGTCCAGGAGGAGTTGTTCAAATACCTCGAAAAGCCGGAGAACTGGGCGACGATGCAATACGCCACCCAGCAAAGGTTCACAGACGCCATCCGCGGCATCGCCGCCGACGCGCTTCGCAAACTCAACAGCAAAACCGAGAAGGCGATCCTGCTTTCCTATAAGGAGGTCGCCAAGGACGCCATCGAGATAACCGAGCGGGAAATCATCGTCCGGGAACTCCCCGAATCGATACGCCGCGACCTATCCGAGGCTAAGAGGTGGAATGCCGAGCAACTGGCGAAACTCGCCAACGTCGCCGTCGAAAGCAAAACAAGCACCGTTCGGTTCCTGGCGGCGACCACAAGCCCGGACGACCTTTACGAAGCCGTTAAAAAGCAGATGCCGAAGGGCATAGAAAACGGCATGAAGGTCGTTTACAGCGATGGGAGGGCCAGGCAGTGGCGCTCATACATGGAGATGAGCATCAGGACCTCGCTCAGCAACGAGGCCTCCAAGATGCAAGTCGACGCGGGCGCCGCTGCCGGGATCGTGTTCTACGCCTGCGACGAGTTCGCGGATTGCGCCCCGGACCACGCCGATTACCAGGGCAAAATCTACTACAACGCCGAGGCGCCGATGACGGACGAAATCCGCGACTTCATCGAAGAGGAGGGGATGCAGTCGATGCAGGAGGTCATGAACGGGGCGCCGTATCTGACGACCCGCCCGAACTGCCGCCACAACTTCCACGCCCTGACGACGGAGGAGGTCATGACCAAGCCCGCCTCGAAGATCGTCGAGGACAACGGTTACAAATTCGGCGATTACGACGACAAGAACTACAAAGCGCTTCAGGAGCAAAGGCTGAACGAGCGGATGATTCGGAAATACAAACTCCGCGCCGAGGCCGCTTCGAAGATAAACGGCGAAACGGGCACCCGCATAATGACGCCGCAGGCCGAGGCCGCGCAGGCCAAGGTCCGCGAGTGGCAGGCCAGGCAGCGGGAACTCATCTCCAAGAACAAGGACGTGCTCGAGCGGAATTACGCGAGGGAGAACGCCAAGTTGATGGCGGAGGACGTCGGCGTCAAATACGACTACCGCGTCGTCGATGGCGAACTGAGGAAAAAATAAAAGGGAGGCTCGCGCTTCCCTTTTTCTTATTTGGCCTTCAGGGCCCAATTAAGCAGCAGGAGGTATTTCCGCCCGGCATCTATCGCGCGGCGCGTCAGATGGGCCTCGTAATCGAATCCGTGGCCCTTCAGGAATTCGAACTGCTCTTTGAGTTCGTCGACCCTATCCTCCGCCCGCGTAATCTCCTTTTCCAATTCGGAGCGCGTGGCTTTCGACATATCGGCATACGTCATCATAGCGGCATCCCCCTTTCCATCATCGTTTCGGCGACCCTCGCTAAGTCATCGTATCGTTTCGCGTCGTAGTCCTTTTGGCCACGGTCGAATTTCTCCTGCAGATTGAAGAAGCATTGGATGAAGTAACGGTCGGTGTGATGGTTCGGAAACGGGTTTTTCCTATCCAACGCGCTGACCTTCGCCGGGTCCGTCCTGGAAACGAGCGACAGGTATTTGTCCCATGATCGGATTCTAAATCCGCGCGCGGCCATCTCGCCGGCGACGATGTTCGCGTAACGGAGTAGGTTTTCCTCGGGGTAATCGTAGACGTAATTGATGAGGATGTGCCTGTCCCGCTTCTTGAGTATCGAATTGATTTCCCTCCACTGCGCCAGCAACTGGCTCCGGGGAAGGTGGCGGATGATTTGGTAATGCCAAAGCCTCATTTTCATCTCCTTAAATCTATGGTTTTCCATTTGGCCTTTTGGGGAAGGGCGACCTTCTCGATGGCCGCGGCCCCGGCCCAGACCGGGGAATCGAAGAGGCGGACGGATCCATCGCCGAACACCTTGTATTTTTCGCCTTCTTTCTCAACGCAGGCGACGGCCTGGGCCAATTCCGTCCCCGGCAATTCAGGGTCGATGATGATGAGCCTTTCATAAGGCTTCAAATTTCTGATGATTTCGCAAAGCGGCATTCACTCGTCCTCCCCGATGTATGTATAGCCCTTTTCCCATTTGCGATTGATTAGCGTGAATGCGGTCTTTGAGTGCATTTTCCATTCATCAACGGACAATTCATCGACATCAACCGCGTCACAAGAGAAGCCATAATGCCCAGCGATCAATTTGTTTGCGATCTTCATTGCTTCTTTTTTGCTATTGACGGAAGTAATGGATTTGACAGGAGAGCCGTTTTTCCAAGCGGTAATCCAATATTCGTATTTCATTTTCTTTTCTCCTTTACTTTGAACGAGGCCGTCCAGTCAACCTCGATGATGTATCTCGTTCCATAGTCGACGGCTTGGTTGTAGGTATCGAAGGTCTTTTCCTTCTTCCCCTCTAGTCCGTATATAACGCAGGTGTATTTCATGTTTTGTCTCCTTTGCCCTTCGGCACCATTATATTAGCACGCCAAAAACAAAAAGCAAACAAAAAAGAAACAAAAATAAAACATGGTTAGCAGGGGTATGGGGTTACATTTGAATTTCCTATTGTGAAGGTCAGTCGGATTTTGACTATAATTAAAGGCGAGAAAGCCAGTCTCGTTTAATAAATTGGCGCTTTATGCGGAGTGAACCGCGCTTAAAAAACGCAAGGAGAAAAAACAATGCCCGATCTCAAAGAACTGCTCGGAGCCGATTTCAAGGATGGTATGACCATCGATGAAATCAACGCGGCCCTCAAGGACCGCAAAATCGTCGACCTCGCCACCGGCGAATACGTCGGCAAAGGGAAGTACGAAGCGGCCCTCAAGGAACGCGACGACGCCCGAAAGGAACGCGACGACAGTATCGCGAAGCAGAAGGACTACGACGACCTCGTCAAATATCGCGATGAGGCTGAGGCCGCCAAGACCGCCAAGGCCCTGGAGGAAACCCTCAAGGGATACGGCGTGAAGCCCGACATGCTCGAATTCGTCAGGTTCCAAGTCGAGTCCGGAAAGATCGTCCGCGGCGAAAAGGACAAAGACCTCGAGGGGAACGTTAAGAAGTTCCTCAAGGACAACCCCCAATACGCCGCATCCTCAACCCAAGCCAATTCCGGCCACACGCTACGGATCAACACCGGCGGCAATCAGACCGGAGATGGCAGCCAAGGCGGTTACACGCCCGCCAAGAAAGTCTCGCAGCATTCTTGGAACCGCCGCTTCTAGGGCGCCAATCATTAAGGAGCAAACAAAATGCCTAACGTAATCAACTACGCCGAAGAGTGGAAGGACGAGTTGCTTGAGGTCGTCATCCAAGGCACCCTCACCTCTCCCTTCGTCACCGATAACGTGAAATGGCTCGGCGCAAAGACCTTCCATTTCACCTCCACCTCCACCACCGGGTTCAAAAACCACAGCCGCAGCGGGGGATGGAACCGCGGCACCATCACCCAGACCGACCATCCCTACACCCTTGAGCACGACCGCGACATCGAGTTCCTCATCGACAAACTCGACGTCGACGAATCCAACCTCACCGCGTCCATCGAGAAGGTCGCCTCCAACTTCGTCAAGACCAACGCCGTCCCCGAAATCGACGCCCGTTTCTACGAGCGCGTCTCCGAGGCCGCCATCAACGCGGGCAAGGCCGACGCGAAGGCCCTCAACACCTACACCGCTCAGACCATCATCGGCGACATCAAGGGCGCGATCGACAAGGTCCGTCGCTACCGCAACTCGCTCATTGTCTACATCCGCACGGAACTCATGGGCCTACTCGAGACCGCCCTCGCCGGCAAGGCTACCATCTCCTGGTCCAGCGTTTCCGACCTCGAGTTCTCCATCGAAACCCGCGTCGCGAACGTCGACGGCGTCCCCGTCTTCGAAGTCATCGACCTCGACCGCTTCGCCACCAAGTTCGACTACACCACGGGCTTCGCCAAGTCCAACGTCGCGTCCCAAACCCAGACCGACACCGCTTGGCAGAAACTCGCCGGCAAGGACCTCAACATCCTCGTCGCGTCCACGCAGACCGTCCAAACCGTGCACAAAGTCGTTTCCATCTACTGGTTCGCCCCCGGCGAGCACACCGCAGGCGATGGATACCTCTATCAGCACCGCGAGGCCTGGGACACCGTGGTCTTCCCGAACGGAAAGACCAACGCGGTCGACTCGGTCTACATCCAATACGTCAACTGACGTAAGAAGGCCATCACGAGAAGCGCGTCTCCAAAGGCGCGCTTTTTTCTTGCCCTCCCGAGCCCTATAATGGAAAAAAAGAGGCGAACAATGGAAAAGTACATCACGAAGCAAGAATACCGCGAATGGAAAGGGGTTGACCTCGACCAGGAACTACACGACCTCGACGACGGATCCAACAAGGCAAAGCGATTCATCAAGCAGGTCACCGACTGGTGCTCCGATTACCTACAGGCCAAGTTCCGCGCATTCGAACTCGAGGATTGGCCGGAAGCAGGCGACCCGACGGACGCCATCCTAACCGAGAAGCGCCAGCGCCTTTTCAGGGAAGGCGTCGCGGAGCAGATCGAGTTCATTTTAAGCAACGGCAACGTGGCGCAGAACGCGGGCATCAACATCGACACCGGCCTTATCACCGATCTTTCGAAGGTCGAACTTTCGAGGTCGGCGCGGAACAAATTCCACCTAGCGGGTTTCTGCAACATCTGAGGAGGAGCGACGATGGCCCTGGATCTTAGGAACATTGGAAGCCGCAGCCAATACTGCGACGTGTACACGCTTTACCCTTCGACGGCAGTCGACGGCCACACCCTGGTCCTGAAGGAGGACGCGGTTCCGCTGGCCCGCTTCCACTCGCGCGACATCGAGGAATTCCGCTATGAAAGGCCGACCGTGAACGGATATGTGTCCACCGTGGTCCAATACCGTGGCCGCATCGAGACTATGGACGATTTGTCGATGGCGCGGCCCGACATGTATTGCAAAGCCGAGGACGGGAGGCTCTTCATCATAGAAGCCCCGGTCATCACCAAGAACGACTCGGCGGTCACCGCCGTGAGCCGTAGGCCGAACATCAAATACCAATTCACGCTGCGAGGGCTTTCCGAATGAACGAGCACCTAATCAACCTTGCCAAGGCCGTTGCATCCGAACTCCGCGCCCAAATGGTCCCCAATAAGCGCCTATATAGGACCGGGAACATGAAGCGATCGGTCGCCGTGATAGCCATCGACGATAAAAACGTGGACGTCGTAATCGAGACCGACTACGCATCGTTCACGAACACCCGCGGGAAGTTCGCCGGATGGGTCCAAACGACAACCACGAAGGCGATACAGGCGTATTGCTCCGCCCAAAAGGTCGACGACCTCACGGCCTTCGGCATCGTCAACCCGCAATTCATCTACGGAGGATAACATATGAAGGAATACCAATACTTCGACGCGGTGGATTACTTCCAAAAGAAACTGAACGTCATCTGCATGGCGCTTGGCATCGATGGATACAACGTGAGCGCCGAGAGGAAACTCGATGCGGTAAACGCCAGGGAGGTCGTCATCTCCGCTATGGCAGGCCCAGTCGGGGCGGCCACGGCGACCATAACCTACGAAATAAGCGTTTATACCAACGTCCCGGACGAGGTCATGAACATGCTCAACGAACTCGCCAGAACCGAGTCCGGCAAGACTTTCACGTCCGAAATGGAAACGACCAACAACGAGGTCCTTTCATTCAGCATCATCCCTTCCTACATGACCCCGACGATCATGGACCGCGATTTGGAGATAGGCCCGAATCATGGGGCCCGCGTCATCCAATACGCTTCATTCGGGATCCTGGCCAACGTCCTGGACGTGAAGGACATAACCTATAAGGGCGAGAAAGTGGAAGTGGCCCAATCGACTTTGAACTTCGTGGCGCAACTCTCCGCCAACAACAAGTCCGGAGAGAACCTCATGAAGAGCACGTCCACCGGGGCGGCGCTTTCGCTTTCGCTGACGATACCGTCGCAATCCGGGCTTCTCGCACTCGATATCATCTCGGTCATGGCCGGGGCCAAGGACAAGAACTACCAGTTCAATATTTCCCTGCGCGTCGGAGACGAGAACGGCGTCACGATCGACAAGACCTACATCATGAGCACTGCCACCATAAACTCGGTGCGGGGAAGCGTGCCTTCGCTCCAGGCGACCTTCGCCGAATACGACGAATGAGGTGATTTATGCCAAACGTCAAAGTAAGGATAACGACCGAGTCCGAGGAGCAGTCCTCGGGCAACGCAGCGGTATTGGCCCAGCAGGCCGGAACGCCGGACGCCAAGGGAATGGCGACGACGTCGCTTTTCGTCCATGCCGCCGTCGGCAACATAAAGCAGGCCGTTCAGTACGGCCTTTCGAACGTCGGCAACTTCACCGGCGACTACATAAAGCAAAACCAGATAAACAACCAACTCGAGATGTTCTCCAACGTCTCGACGATAGCGATGGGCGCCATTAGCGGCGGCTGGATTGGCGCGGTCATCGCGACCGCCTCCATCGCGATGAAGGTGGGCTTGGGAGAGTTCGGCAAATACACCCAGAACCAGATTTCATCTTTGAACAACCGCCTCTCAATGGAACGAAGCGGCAACCAACTGTTCGACGGCTCAAGGGCCACGGAGGACTGATATATGTCATTCGACGCTACTTTTTTCACAGGCAAGCAAGTCCTGCTGCAGCGAAGCCCTAAGAACGGCTTCGTCTATAGGGACGAATACAACGAAACCCGCGACTCCGCAACGCTCGTCATAAGGAGCAAGGGCGGCCATTTGGACATTGAGCCATTCGACTTCGTCACCATAACAGGCGACGTCCGCGGCAACGCCATAGAGCCCAAGACGCTGCTCGTAGACGGATTCTCCGAGGAACAGACCTCATTCGGCGATCAGGAGGATTACGACGTCACGTACACCTTCTTCAGCCAGACGAAGGAACTCGAGCGCGTCACCTGCCCTAACCTGTCAATCTCGGCCCTCGCGGACGGGACCAGGAGGAAGGTGCTTTATTACATCGAGAAATACCTCTCGACCTACGCGCCTAAGGTGAAGGTCAGAAGCGGGAACACGTTCATATACCAAGACTGCTGGATGATTTCGCTTAGGGTAAGGACAAGGTTTCAGAACGTCGATTGTCCGGAATTCTCATGGAACAAGCCGACGCTGAACGAGGTCATAACCGACCTGATGATGGTCGACGACTGCATACCGGTCATCAAGAACAACACCCTGGACTACATCGATCTTAAGAAAAAAAAGTCGGAGATAGACCACTCCAAAATCGTAAGCGCCAAGAGGCAAATGGCGTCGCAGGACTACAACCAGAACCTCGTCATGAACATGCAGAACGCGATCGGCAACCGCCCTTCGCGCATGGTCGAGTACATCTCGTTCAGAAACGAAACCGACGGCCTATTGACGACGCAGAACCTCCAAATTGTCACCCAGAAGCCCATCTACGGCGTGACCAGGGTGGTGGCGATGTTCCGCGACAAGTACTACAACGGCGACACCCGCAAGAACGAATATAGGCTCACCCACATCGACCTGACGCAGTCCATCAAGGAGAAAAGCGAGTACGACGTCCTTGACCCGACCAGGGTCAGCGTCGACGCGCAGGGCTTCCTCAACATCGTGCCAACCCACCAACTCGCGAATGTATATTACAAGCGGGGCGGCAGGACCATCGAGGGATGGAGCCGCGAGTGGGACATGGGCCTCGGCGTCACGAACATCAGCATCCAGTATCTTCTAAGCAGATGGCTCGAGATTCAATATGGCCATTATTTCGACAACCACACGATGGACGACCTGGATATCCGCGACGTCCTTTTCCTGGTTGAGTACGAGACGCTTGGCGAGGCCACGATGAACGTCGGCAGGAACCTTCCGCTGCGCAACCCGATGACCTCGGTTTTTGACAACCAGGGATCGTCCTACGTCGATATCAACCAGCAGTCCATCTTCGAGTACGCGAAAGCGAACAGGCTCGCGAATAAGATCATCGAACTGAACGGGGTTTACCAAAGTGAAGCGGACGTCCCGCAACTCGGGCAGACATACAACGGTGCGGTCATCTTTTCGCGCGAAATTCAGTACTTCGACCAATCCATCCTTTTCCACGCCTACGCGACGGAGAATTACGTCCTTCTGAACTACTTCGTGGCGATCAGGGCGAAGCGCCGCTCCTGGGCCATCGCCAGCGGGAACGAGGCATTGACCCGCCACGAGAACATAAAGTTCTATTCGGAGTTCTCATTCTCCAAGAAGCAGGACGTAATCGCGTCCTCGGAGTTCTCCTTTGACAGCGCCAACTTCGCGAAGGAAATCATCTCGCCGCTATACAGGCGATACAACGACGAGTCCGTCAAAATCTGCGCCTTCAGAAGCGTCGACGCGGCGAACGTCGCCTATCCGCCGGCGGAAGGGAACGGCAATGCGTATTTCATCGTCGACTGCTCCGTCGAAATATCCGGAATGTCGATGGCCTTCGTCGTGCAGTTCTCGGACAACTACTCCGCCGGAATCCAGATGAAGATATCAGACAGCCGGAGGATTAACCAAATACTGCCATACGCGGACAAATACGGCGAATTCAGGGAATTCAGCGTGGCGTTCCTGAATTACTACGACCCGGCCGACGGCGCCTTCACGTGGCCCGAATACTACGTGGACCAATCCGGAACGCTCCACGGAGGCGGATACGTCCCGTTCCTGGACACGACCGTGTGGTCCTCGATGGCCGCCAAGGGAAGGAAGAAGCCGGTCTCGACGAGCATATCCACATCCGAGCGCTCGTTCGAACTTGGGAAGCAAATCTGGAAGGACAACCGCGAGGTCTTCGCTTTGACGGCGCAGATAGAGTTCTGCTCCGACACGCCAGCCATCATCGTGAACAGGCACTTCGTCGATTCGCAGAAATACATCACCGGTGCGACGGAGGACATATACTCGCTCAGGATGATTGCCGGGACCGTCGCGTCGATTCTGAACCTTCCGACGGCCGCGAAAAAATACAAGAACGTCGGCTATATCGTCAGGAACCTGAACCAGGTCGCCTACAGCGTCGAATCGAACGGAGCATACGAATGGGCAATGTCGGCGATCGGATCCTCGGAGAAATTCACGCTCCTCTCCGGATATAACGACTACACGAACTCTTCCGACGCGGATTTGGCCGGTTACGCAAGCAGGGCGAAGGTCGTCAGGTACGACCCCACCATCTATTCGCTGGTGGGCGAGCAACTGTCCTACATGCTCTTCCTCGTCGACAGGAAAATCAAAGAAACGGACGAAAACGTCTCCGACTTCGCCGGGCATTCAATTTACGGACCGTCCAACATGGACCTTGTGATTACAAGCGGCCAGTTCTGGGCGAAGATCAAGGTTGATAGCGGAATCTACGATTTATACCACGATTCGACAAAGGCGTGGGTAGTCACGGACCAAGCCGGGAAAATACTCTTTGCGGTCAACGTCGAGGACAGCCCTTACGCCGGCGAGGCGAGTTACCAGGTCTACGTCAACTTCCTCAAGACAAGGGACTACAGGATTTACCAGTCCGTTGCCAACAGGCAGAGGATGGTCGGCAGCATAGACGACCAATGATAAGTGCACGAGGCTTGCCTTTTTGCTAAAATCGAAAAAGAAAGGACAGAACGATGGCTAAAGAAATACTCATAACATTCAACCAAGACGGCTCGCTCCTGCAGGCCGATTCATCGGCGGTCGGAATCAGGCAGGGCGATTCCAACGGCGAGGTCACGCTTGTCGCGACCTTCCAAAACAGGAGAAACGACGCATACGTCGCCAAGTTGCACTTCGAAAGGCCGGACGGCAAGAAACAGCGCAATATCGTGATGACGCCTTCCGCCAGCCAATCAAACCAATTCGTTTATTCCTTCCTTTCCGGGTGGTTCTTCGCGGTCGCCGGAACGGCGAAGGTCACCGTCACCATCACCGACTCGAACGGCGCCGTGTCCGCGCAGGGCTCCTATTCCTTCGCGGTCGAGCCGACGGAGGTCGACGTCGTCGATTCGACCATCACATACGACGAGGCGGCCGAACTCGAGGGCTTGATCGCTAACTCGATCAAAAGGGCGAAGACCGTCACCCTTGGGCAGAACGTCGGGGTCGCGGGTTTTTATGCCGCGTGCCTTTCCTATT